ATATCTTTCCGATGTTTCAAAGTATTTAATGTCTGCAAAACCATCTTCTAAATACTCACCTTTTAATATATATTTGTTATCTACAAATCTTATAAAGTGATGCTGATCTAAATATTCATTACCTTGTTGTCTTTTGTAATCTACTTCAAATAAAAATTCTAATCCACGAGCTTTACCAACATTAGCACCGTCTGACCAAGAGTTTTCAGTACCATCATAAAAAGTTTGAGCTCTATTTTCATAGCCAAATCTAGCTATTTTACGTATACCCAAAGCTAAGTTGTAATCGTATGGTGTTTTTACTGTAGTTGTTTCTAAACCATTAGTAACAGAAAATACATCTACATCAGATATAGAAGTACCACCATTAGCAGCGGCGTAAAACGTAGCAAATTTAAAATATTTTTTTAAGTTTACTTGCGAACAGCATTCTTTTGGTGTTGAGCAAGCGGCTAAAATTATTAATAGTATTGTAATTAGTTTTTTTGTCATATTCCAGTAAATATTTTTTTAGTTTTTTTAGGTTTTTTATTTTTTGCATTAGCTGCTCCAAGATCCCACTTACTCCAACCCATCATCAACATCACTCTTTGCCAAGCTTCGTTTCGTTGGTCTAAAGCCCCTTGTATGTTTTCTATTTTTTTAAAAACTCTATTAACAGGAACGTTTGTGATGGCTTGTGTGTATTGTGAAGCAGCTTCTGCTGCTTTAGTGTTCTCAATGCTAAGTCCTCTAGTTTTAATTTCTTTTTTATTGTATTTATAAGTATTACCACCAGCGTCCATCAAACTAAATTTTGATCCTACTGTAGGAGATATATTTAACAACGCTTCTCCTACCTCACTGTAATCAGCAGTCCAATCTTTCTTATCTTGTTCGTAAAATTTCAAAATACCATTTTTCAAACCTGAAACCACGGTACCTGGAACACCCATACCTCTTAAAAAAGAGTCAGACATAGTGTTCATTGCTTGTAATTTTTTATTAGCTATTGTCTCCGTATTATCATCAGTGTCTTCCGCAAAAGCTAAAAGTGCAAATAAACCAGTTTGTAGCCCGGCAAATATAGCTGATTGTATACCGCCATAATAAGCTACTTTACTCATTTTATTAGTAAACGAATTTTCTCCATAAAAACCTTCATATCTACCTTTAGACAAATCAAGAACCTCTTTCATCATTATTCTGTTCATTTGCATTGGAGTGTTTGAAAACGGGAGAACTAACCTACCCTCGAAAGAAACTTGCTGTTTAGATAAAAGATCTGGTCTTGCAGACTGTTGAGTTCTTTCTGCTATAGCTTGAAAATCAACCCAAGCTTTAGCCTCGGCTTGTTTTAAATCCAAGCCTTGTTTTTGATACATTTTAATTCTATTACGATAATACGTAGCACCACCAGAGGCAATAGCAAAACTATCCGCAATTTTTGTAGGTATATAACCTTGTTTTAATATATATGCTATAGCTCTTCTTGCTTTGTTATTTTTGTTGTGCACCGCAGCTGCTAGTTCAGCTTCAGAAACATTTATCTGTAAACCATCACGTCTCTGCTTTAACATATCAGAATTCATAATATACATAAAGTCTTTCCAATATTGTTTTTGATTAGCAAAAGCTCTTGCTGCGGCAAACGGATTGTTTTCAGCATGGTTTATAAAATTCACCGTAGATATTAATTGTAACGTAGCTGATCTTGTGTTTAAACTCATAATCGCACCAGTAGATCCGTTTAGATAATCCATTATAGTGTTACCAATTCTACCTAAATCTTTTTTTCTAGTTGTGCCAGTTTCCATTCTATAAAGCATATCTTCCATAGACTCTCTCCATAAAGAACCTAACTCAGCCTCCATTTTGTTTAGGTTTTTTTCAGAAAATATTTCTTTTGACATTTCCATCCAATCTTTCAAATACTTTTGTCTACTAACACCTTGCCCTATTTCGCTGATTTCACTAGCTATACTTTCAGCCCACCAAGTTTCTTTTGGTGGTTTAAAACCTGTTTCTAATTTAGTTATTTCAGCAGCTCTTTCTGCAAAAACAAGAAGTTCTGGGTTACTCTCTATATGTTTAATTAATTTTTTTCTTGATTTTTCAGCTAATCCAGGAACTTCTAATCCTTTTTTATTCCATATATAAACCCTCATAGCAGCATCGTTTGTAAAACTAGTTCCTTCTATAACTTTGTCTAACTTTTTAACAACACCTTTATTTTCCTTACGCAGTGACATATAATCAGTCACTATAGATTGCCTAGCTGTATTTAAATCGTTTATACCTCTCTCCCAAGTTTTAAGATAATTGTCTTTAAACCACTTTTGATTTTCAATACCTTTTTTACCTTTACCATACAAAGGCTCTATAAGCAATTCTAAATCAGAGGCAGAGTCTGTCATAAAAAACTTTCTTCTTTTTTTATCTTTTCCTCTAAATTTAGCCTCTGCTTTTGAAAAAACTTTATCAGCACCTATATTTAAAGAGTACTCCATCATCTCATTAATTTTTGAATCAAAGTTTTTACCAGCTAAAATTCTAGCCTGTTGTACGTTAGACTTTATATCTAATTGTTCTAAAACGCTTTTAACCGCCTTTACGTTAGGTAAAGCGTCGTCAACAAAATACATGTCATTATATCCTTCTGAAAACTTTTTTAACATCCACATTGCTTTTGCTTCTCCAGTGCTATTACCCAAGCCAGTAATGTTTTCTAAAGGTATTTCAACACCTTGACTCTTTAGCCAAGCATGAATTGCTGAAGCGCTTTCTGGCGCTCTAGCTGTTAAAATATAAACATTATCAGGACCAAATTTTTTAATTTGATTTTTCATTTTTTGCATCAACGGTCCTGGTTTACCTTTAGTCACCTTATTAAAATCAGTAAAGTCCATTTTCCAACCTTCAGACAATAATTTATCACCAACAAAAGGCCATTCAGCAGATGCTATTTTTCTTTTTTGTTTTCCTTTAGTGGCAACTATAAAGTTTTCACTAATACCTACGGTTTCGTCAAAATCAAACGTAGACATACCTCTATTTTTCTTTTTAAACGTTCTACCCTCAGCTAAGGCTTTATCTACAACACTAATATGTTCTCGAGCAACTTTTCCACTTAAATTTTTAGACGCTAATAAACCAAGATCTTGCAGCATTTCTCTATTTTTCTTAGTTAGCTTTTTATCTGTCTTCATTATTTGGTCTACCGTTTTTTGACCCACCTCTTTAACTATATCTTGGTATAAACTTCTTTTCAAATTACTTTCAACACTCCATATACTTTTTGCTAGCTCTAAACTTTCAGCAAGTCTATGTATATTAGAACTATTTGTTGCTCCTGTTGCTTTGTCTATTGTTTTAAAATCTCTAAGAAGACCCCATATTCCTTTATATTTTTCTAAAGATTTTTTCCCTTTAGTTTTCCAAGCGCCTTCAGAAATCATTAATAAAGATTCGTATGATTGTTCGCTGCTAGATTTTAAATGCTCAAACTTAATTGTACCCATATCAACCTTGCCAGGTAAGTAATAATAACCAGCTGGTGCTAAAACACGCTCTCCTGTGGTACCTATACTAGAATTATGTTTTTTCATTCTAGCTATAAAATTCATTTTTCTATTATAATCTGAATTTATATCTTTTTTAGATTTTACATCTCTTGGGCTTAAGTTTACCCACTCTTGCAAAACACTATTCCAAAGATCGTATAGTTCAACTTGTAGTTTTCCATTTTCAGAATTCATAAACTTTCTAGTTTTTTCTTTCTGAGTTTTTAGACCATCAGTCGCTAAAACGTCTTTGTATCCAGTTAAGAATTGAGAAGCATATGATCCCTTTAATTTGTCCCAAGGAAATTCTCTAAGTCTTTTTTGAAGGCTTTTTGACAAAGGAGATTCTTTACCATTAGTAAGTCTTTCTCTTAACCCAACTTTCCAAGGACTATCAACTAAATCCCATTTTTCAACACCTCTTAAAACACCATAATGACCAGTAAACAAATCAATCATCATCTTTAAATTACCTTTTGTAGATCCAGGTGGTAAATTTATTATGTCAGCTAGTTCAAAAGATAAGGTTTCCCATTCTTTTAGTAATTCTTTGTTATTTTTAAACTTGCTACTAGAAACTTGCCAGCTACCACCTCGCGCCCATGTTGCGTTGATTTTTTTAGTCTCTTTAGTAAATCTTATTTCTTGTTCTTTACCTCTTATTGCTTCGTATTTACTTTGTAATTCTATATAATCTTTAACAGCATTGTATCTTTCTGGAGATTGCTTTTTAAACTTCACTTCATCTCTCATGAATCTAGCCACGTCTGCAACCATTTCTTGATACTCTGTTTTTAAACCATGCTGCTTATACATCTTCGCTAAATCCTTACCAGCTATTTTATCACTTTTACCAGAGGTAAATTCATTTATTATTGTTTCTAAACTTTCTTTTCTGGCTATATGCTCAATATACTGAGGATGTTTTCTTAAGAAATTTTCAGTAATTCTATTTGTCACAGCTCTACCAGTCACACCTTCTGTTGCTGGAATTAAAGATGCTATAATGTTTCTATCTAACTTCATATTAGAAATATCTACATTACCGTTTTCCTTCATAAAAGTTTTTTCTTCCGCTGTTATTTTTTCGCCTGCAGATTTTTTATTGTGTATCTCTCTAGCTCTTTCAATAACCTCTTTAGTCCTATTATCTACAATACCATATTCTTGTAAATATTGCTTTTTATTTAGGTCTTTTACTTTTTGTAATTCGGTACCAGTTCTAGCGCCAGTATCTTTAAATGCAACATCTATACCAGTTTTTTCGTAAAAAACATCTTTCATGTATACTTTTTCACCCTTTGCATTTGTCGTTTCGTACGCTCCTTCAGTTCCTTTAGGAACTTTTCTAGTCATTAAAACATTTGGCACGCCTGTTTTAGTACCAGTTGTTTCTGTTAGGTTCTTTGCGTTTAAAGAGAGGAGATATTTCCATTCATTTGCTATAAAATTAGCTTTGTCTTGAGTAGATTTACCAAACATTTTTTTAGTTAAACTAGGCGCTAAATCTTCTAATCCAAAATAATCTAAATTTAAAGTTTCCGTTATGTATTGCCCGTCCTTTTTTCTAGTAACATCGTATTGAAAATTCTTAAAAACACCTTCTTGATTTATTATTTTATTTTCAATTGTAGTAATATGGTTTTGCTGAAGAGGTAAATTTGCAATTATATCTAGCAAATTATTTTCGGTTTTAATTTCAGTTCTACCTCCGCCAAAATTCATTCCCCCATCATAACCTATTTCTTTTTCACTATAACCAGGGGCGTCTCTTGATACAAATTTTAACTGTTGGTCTAAATTTACTTTTAATGCTTTTAGTATGTTACCAGTTCTAAACTTTATATTATCTCTTAGGTAAGCCCCAAATGGAACGTCTTTAAATTTAACATCTCTTTTTAAATAGGTTTCAACAAGTTTTTGAAACTCGGTGTTTTTAACATATTTAGAAAACGATTCAAAAGTTAAATTTGATCCCTTTACGTCTTTATAACCATAAATTGGATCGAGAATATACTGATCTAAGATATACATGTTATTCTCTCTTAGTTTTTCAAATATCATGGAGTGACGCAGCCTTGTAGATTCTGGAGCATTTCCTTCTTTAACCTTTTCGTTTAAAGGCCCATATTTATCAATTAACTCTTTTGTTAATTCGTTTCTTTCTATAAGTTTATTAATATCTTTTATTTCCTTAACATTTTCAGTCATAACATCTCTCCAAGTCATTTTCTGTCCGGCTTTTGGATGTGGTTTTTCTTTACCACCGACTTTGATTGTTTTTGGAAACACCTTCCCTGTTTCTTTAGGTTTATTTTTACCCAAAGATATATTCTCATTTTTAAGAACTTCTTTTTCTCTAGCAAGATCTCTACCAGCCATTTTACCCTCGCTCTTACCAACAGTTCCTCTATATTCTATACCTAAAAAGCTTATGTCTTCTAACTTTGATAAATTTAATAATTTTCCAGCTGTTTTTCTACCAGTTCTACCAGAGTCTCCAAGTCTACCTAAAAATTCTACAAAACCCTTAGCTGTTTTAGGTTTAAAATATTTACCTAAAGCTGGATGTATTTCTTCTAAGAAACTCTTAATTTCTTGACTTGCATTTTTTATAAAATTAGTATTTACTTGTGTGTAATAAATATCTGGATTAGTTATAACCTCTGTTAAATTAGTTAAAAACTCTTCTCTACCTACTTGAACACCTTTTTCTTTGGTATAAAATTCTTGAACATTTTCAGCGAGCCAATCATTTAGTTTTTTACCAAATGCTTTTTCAAAAACATTGTCTATTCTTTTTTCAAAGCGGATTTGCATACGTTCTCCATAACTATTAAAAACTTGTCTTAAGGCCATGTGTACTAACTCGTGATTAGACGTGCCTATTGAAAACTTTTCTTTATTAAACATTATAGAGTTATTCTTTTTGTCATACTCAGCAACATTATTTAAGTCTTCAAATAAAGTCTTAGCTTGTTTTGAATTTACAAACTGAACTGTTAACGGTTTGAAATTTTTATTAGCACTACCAAACAAAGTATTTATAGGATCAATTACAATTCTCTGGTAATTAGCCTCAAAACTGCTGGATATCTTATCTTGTGTTGCTTTATCGAGTTTCTTGTATGCACTTTCACTATAACCACCGAATGGATCTAATTTTCTACTATGAGCTTGAGCATTTGCTAAATTTGTAAGGTCTATCCAAGATCTTCCGTAAGCCTCAAACACTTCTTTTTCTTTTCCTTTGAGCTCATAAATCTCTCTTTTTCTATAACTTTTTATATTTAATTTAATAAGTTCTTTTTGTAGATCGTACTCGTTTTTTTCAATTTTTTTAGATTTAAAATCTTTTTCTAACTTTTCTAATTGTTTTTCAAGTTTATTAACTTCATTTCTATCACTCTCTGTGTATTTTAATTTTTCTAATTTATCATTAATTCTCTTTTTCACTCTAAACTTAGCCCCAGCTGTTATGTGAAAATCACCAATTTCATATCTAGAACGAAGTCCTGTCTTAATTCTTCCTTTACCCATTTGATGCGCAATACCAAACACAAAAGCATTTGTCATCATTCTTTGTTCAACTTCATCCCAGTCACCAAATAAATTATTCATTTCTGTTGACCAATCCGCTTCTCCCATTAAAGTTTCCCATCCTAATTCTGTTATTTGAGCAAACTCTCCAGAACCAGCACCAACAATACCAGCTTTAAATGTTTTATTCCATAGAGGATCTAATCCTTTAAGAGTTGTACCTACACCCATTGGTAAAGCGCCAGGTCTAAACCAAGGTGTTAGAGCACCACCAATATAAAAAGAAGCACCAGAACCAGCTTTGAATCCAGCAACTTGCATCTTAAGTTCCTCTAAAGCCAGCATAGATGTATGAAGTTTCATTTTACTCCAAACGTCAGTGGCTTTTTTTAGTCGAGCTAAATAAGCAGCGCCACCGGTCGCCGTTAACATCCCGTCGGAAGCTAGTGTTATAGCGGCTAGCTCTATTAATGTTGGGACAAATTGCCCAACACCCTCTGCAACTCCATCAGAAAAAGTTCTTTCTATTGATTTCAACTGTTCTTCAGACCAAACTAAAGCTGACATGTCTCCTTTTTCGATAGCCTCTCTATTTTCCTCGTTAAAATCAGCCGCGGCCATATTCATATTATCTAATAGAGCTCTATTTGTGTATTCTCTACTTGGACCTTCTGTACGACCTTGTGCGATTGATTTTCCAGCCTCTCTCTCGCTCATATCGAACCACTCTTTCAATATTGTTTTTCCACCACTTTCAGAAAAAGTAGATACAGCAGAAAGAGTGTTCAATAAAACACCTTCAACACTACCGGTTCCTGATGCTATAGACTTAGGATTTCTATCTAAATGTGTAAGTTCATAAACAGCTCTCATTGATCCAGCGTTATAATCTCTAGCTTCTTCGTAACTTTCCAACAACTGTAGATCCTCCATGTTTATAGCTCCACTAGTTTGCCACTCATCAAACCAACCCTTAAAATCTCTAGCATCGAAACCTAAAGACATTAAATCAGCTACAGAAATTTCAATTTCACCAATCTCACCGTCTAAAGTTTCAGCATAATTCCCAGATTGTTTGATTTTATTTATGAAGTTTTGATCTATTTTCTTTTTATCAGTTCCTAATTTTGATAGATCAATATTGATCATTGTTTGCGAGCCTTGTTTCAATATGGTTTGCTCATTTAACATTAGTTCATCTAAGTACATAAGCATTGCCTCTCTATCTGTCAACATAGGATTTTCTCTTTTAATCCTTTCCATATTGTCTTCAGCACCACCGTTTCTAGCTTGATCAAAAGCTTCTGCCATTAATTGTGCTCTAGGTTCAGACATTCCTTTTGCTGCCCACATACTAACTAGGTCTTCTTTCTCCCAACTCCAGAGATCGTCATGTTTTTCTGGTAAATTTTTTATAAGTTTATTTATATCATCAATCTGTGCGTCAATGTCAAATAAGCTATTTCGAAGTTTCATTGCTTCTAATGGATCTGTTTCATTTTGAAGTTTGAATTCTATTTCTTTTCTAGAGGTTTCTAGAGGAGTTCTTTCTTCAACTAAATCAGCTTTGTCTTTCCATTGCGGTGGTAATTCCTTATACCACTTATCTAATATTTTCTCTTTAACAACGGGATCTAACGTCTCGTCATTAGTCTTTTTGAGATGTTGATTATTAACAGGTTTGCTCATTACTTTTTTAATTTCATTATTTAAAAAAGAATCACTTGTCCCTCCTGTTAATTTTTCAAATTGATCCCAAGGTAATAAGTAGTCGCCTGTTTTATTTATATTATCAAATACTTTTTTCAACAATCTCGGTCTTTGGTCTGGATGAATAGTAAAATCTTTACCAAAAGCAGACGTAGGTAGTTGTTTTAATTCATACTGCATGTGTCTAGAGACATCAGACATTATTTCTTCTATCTTATCAACATTTGCTTCAGTTCTGTCTGGATTATATTGTCCACTAAAAAGATTGTCAAATGGGGTAAGTTTTGAAAACTTACCATCTCTTTGGTTAAATTTTTGTCTACTTATAAAAGCCGTATTTGATATTTTATCTGAATCTGTATATGTTAAATCAATATAGTTTATACTATCATCAACGCTAAGAGAGCCAGTTGTATTATAAATATTTTTTCTTCTTTTATAATCTTCTGATTTATCATTTTGATCTGCACTAGCTGAAGATTCTGTAAATTCTTTTATATCTTTTTCAAGTAGCGCCATACCGTCGTTTCTTGACACGTATTGGTTTAATTGAAATTCTTTTGTCTTACCGTTTTTCTTGTTTCGAATTCTAACTTTATCCTGCATATCAACGCCAAAAAGAAAACCATCATAATCGGTATCTATGTAAAAATCTTCCCCATACAGTTTTTCTAATTTTGGAGCTATATCTCCTTCAACCGTGTGAAAATCATGATCATTAAGCTCAGCAGCTGTTATATGTTTAAAATTAGGATTTAATACAACCGAAGAAGTACCTCCCGAAGCGGACGCCATATTGGTATTCGGCTCTACTGTTGCGTCCACATTCGATGTAGAGCCGTCTTGGTTTCCCTCTTTTTTCGCTTTATATTCGGCAACAAACTGACTAACCTCTTCATCAGTTTTACCAGCTTGATACATGTCAAATACTAAATTTTCTAGCTCTTCCATACGCGCTTTATTGTTTATTTAATTTATTTTGATTTAATTTGATATGTTTGAAACCAAGCTTTAAGACCGTTCAACTGCGTGTTATATTTGTCACCTGTTAACATAGGGTCGTATTCAAAAGCTCTAGCACCAGGATAGTTGAAGAATAACTTGTCTTTTCCATCACTTTTAACACTCACGTTTAGGTCTTTTATATCCTTATATTTATCTTGGAATAACACAAGGGCTGCATCTTCGCCTCTACCTCCTTCTGGAGCTCCAATAAAACCATAGCCTTTATCAGCCCCACTTTTCTCAAACATTGTTGTTACTATATTTCTTCCATCTTTTAATCCCATTAAATCAATAACTTTGTTGACAGAAAGACCAGAATTATTTGAGATAAGAGTCACAGCCTCTCTAAGTGTTACTTCTTTCGTAACTGTGTTACCAGTACCCTTATCTACATTAGTTGTAGTAATTTTTCCTGCTTTAGAATCTACTTTAATATTTTTTATAATATTTCCACCAGAATCTAAGTTTAGATCAATAATTTGTTGACCTTCTCCTCCAGCTTGTATAATTTCTGTAAACGTACCTATTTGATTTAAAGCTTTTCTACCACCCTCTGTTTTTTCTAAGTTTGCAATTATACCTTGTAGTTCTTGTTGTTCTTGGGTTAATACTACTTGTGGTATTACTTGTTGCTCTCTTTTCTTCTTAGCAATAGCAGCAGCATTTGCAGGATCATCTGTATATATTTTTAGAGCACCCGCGCTGTCAACTTTAAACTTACTAATTAAAAATTCTTTAGCAACCAAAGCTGATCTTGATAAATCAAAATTTTTATCTTCTGTGTTTAAAATAGCGTCTCTAAGTTTTTTATAGTTTTCCGTTGTTTGGAAATCACCAGCACTTACACCTCCACTATTATCGTTATCTGGCACAAAGTCTTTAGGGAGAGAATTAAATAATTGTTCAGGTAGATTACTTAGTTCTATTCCTTCAGTATTTTCATCTCCAATACCATTAACAGCTTGTTCAAAGTTTTGGCCAAATCCTTCCGGTTTAAACCCTAAAAAATCATTAAATTTTTTCTTACTTGATATTGCAGCAGTAATTGCAGTACCCTGCCTACTGTTGTATGCGTCGTCAAATTGATTACCTTCAGAGCCAAGTTTTATATACTCGTCTTGAATAGTATTTATTTTATTCCTCATTTCCGAATCTTTCGGTGTAACTAAAGACTTAGCTTCGCCCGGACGGACAGTTATAGGGTTTCCAGATTTATCTTTTATAGGTCTTCCTTCTTCGTCAACATAGCTAAATACAATTTCACCCTCTTGGTTAAAACCCATTAAAGCTCTTGTTTTGTTGCCGTTTCCATCATCAACTAATTTTCCATTATTTTTTATAGCTCTTAAAAACTGAATTTTCTGAACATTAGTTGCATTTTCTGATAAGTCTCCGTTTTTAATTAAATCATCAATTTCAGCCTCTGTTTTTAAAAATAATATAGAAGATTCTCTAGCCATATCTTCCCTGTCACTTAATTTTTTTAATTTACGCCTTTTTTCATTAAAACTTAAATTTTTATTAGATCTAACTTTTTTCTTTAAAGCTTTTAAATGTTTTTGATGTTCATCAAAGTTCATTACTGAAATAGTTTCGCTATTACCATTATAATCAACGCTATTGTATGTTATCGGAGTTTCTATTTCACTACGAAGTATGACGTCGCCTTCATCTACATCAGTTGTTGCTTCATCGTCGAATCTATAGTATACGTCTCCGTCAGGTTCATAACCTTGAACTTTCGAGTAATCTGTATCTACAGCAATTTTACCATTTTTAAATTCTCTTGATGCTTTTGTGTCAGTTTCCTCTTGATCTGACTCTTCTTTTACTTTAGCATATATTTGACCAGCTGTTTTAAAAACCTCAGCAATACCTTTGCCAAGAGCGTCTGCTCCAGCGGCGTAAGAAGCGGCTATACGGTTGTGTATACCACTTAAGTCTTTAGGCACGTTGGCCATAGCCATTCTATATGCTTGGTTAACTAAATTTGTGTCTGTTACAGGCACTAAAGAACCTAACGGATTTTGTTTTTTTGCCATAATTATATTTGTTTAAAGTCTACGTCAATCATACTATAATCAACCATATCGTAGCCGTCAAAATCAATAGAAACAGCTCCTCTTGGCATCTCATCAGACATTACGCCTTGGTAAACTCCAGATCCATAATCTTTGTTTATGTATTCAAAAGAATATATATTTAAACCTTTAGGTGATTTACCTATTAAGTTAATATTTTTCTTTAATCTTCTATCAGAAGCATATCCAGTACCAGCACCTTGAGCAACACCACTTATTATATTACCCCACATACCCATTTGAGCTCCTAACATTTGAGCATCTAAAGCTTTTGCACTCATCTGGTTTGCGTAAGCAGATTGAACGCCAGCATTGGCACCAGCCATACCGCTCATTTCTACGCCAAGAAGCGTTGACTGTCTAGACATTTCTGCCTGCTGAACCATAGCCTCACCACCTCTCATAGCCATATCTGCAGCAGACAAACCTTGTCTTTCCATTGTTTGGATTTGACTAGCTCCTTTAGCCATCATAATTTGATTTTGTCTTTCTTGTTGAGCTATGCTAGCAGAGACTTGACTAGCTTGTAAAATACCTTGATTGGCTAGCGATTGCGCTAAACCAGCTATACCAGAACCACCAGCAGAAGCTCGGAAAGCCTCCATAATATTTGCTCTTTGTTGCTCACCTCTTTCCATTTGGAATTCTGCCGCTTGAGTATCAACAGTTAAATCTTCAAAAACATTTTCCATGCCTTCGTAGTAATTTTGTAATCCTGCATAAGGATTTTTAAACTGAAAACTTTTGTATTCAGCTTTTTGTTTTTCATAAATACCTCTTTGTATTTTTTGTTCCTCTTTATAAACCTTAAGTTGTTGAGCAGCCATTTCGTTGGCTTCTCTTGCTATTCTTCTACGTGCTTTTCCTCCCATTTTATATGTATTTGTAAGTTTCGTAAGCTGGAGCCGACTTGTCTATTGTCCAGTTTAATTTTTTATGTATATTTTCCATGTGAACATTGCCGCACACTGTGAATATAAACTTTATACCTTGTAGTTTTGCGTGTTCTTCTATATTAAGTATTAATTGTTCTATAATACTTCTCCTATCTTTTTCCCTGTATTCAGGATTTGAAACGATGTAAGTTAAATAAGCAACTGGCGCGTGTTTATCTACAAACAAAAAACCTGATGCTATACACACCTCACCTTTGCTTATTATAAAACAATAATCGTTATGTGGTAAAAATTCTCTTTCTATAGCCCCTTGTTCTCCCCACCACCAATCCCACCACTTTGAGACCTTGTCGTAGTCTTTGTTGTTAAAACTACGAAATTTTATACTGTTATCCATTTAATTTAATTTATATGAATATAGTTACAGTTTTTGGTGTATTTTTACTCTAACTAGCAGTTATGAACTTCTCTAAATCAAGAGATAATTGAAAATCAACTGTATCTACATTTCCAAACTCTAAATCACCTGTTATTGTGAATGTTTGGCCAGCACCGGTGAACGTGAGGGTTTCACCATGTTGTAAATATTGAGCTGGAGACACTGTTAACGTTGTTCCAGATATATTTGTTACCAACGGATTAACAGATGTTGCGGTAACATTAACTCCAGACATTATACTAACATCGTCTCTTATGCCCGTTGCACTAGCTACAACAATAGCTGTTTGAGCCGTAGCACCATCAGCATTAGAAGCATCATTAACAGTTGTTGTGACAGGTGTTAACTCTGCTGCTAGATTAGTAATATTTAAAGAAGTGTTGTGTATAGATTTTATTGCACGGGGTCCATACGAGTAGAACTTCGCAGTTGTGTTTCTAAATGTTGAAGGATTTTGTGCTGCACTAAGTGTTACTAAACCAGCTTGAGAAGTTACCGCACCTCTAACTACTGTTGGGCTATATCCAGAAGTATCTATTGGTGGAAAATAAGAATTTATAATTTCAACCTCTCTTTCTGTAACACTACCGTCTGGAGCGGTGTCCTCTATTGTTTGTGTTGTAGAATCTTTAAATTCAGATATCACAACAGCATCACTACCAGCTACAACAGAAGGTATTATTAATGGTAAACCACTTGATAGTTGAGACACATTAGATGCTTTCCATCTATAATAATGAATATTTCGCATGCTTATTGACAACGTCGCGCTAAGCGCAGCGCTACCATAGTAAAGACTTTGATTAATTTGCACCTCTAAAGAATTATCACCATCTGGGTTTATATGAGTAACTATTATTGGTGTACCAGTAGGATTTACAAAGTTGTTAGAAATAAGGGTGAACCCAACTGATGGCATGTCTGATCCTTCAGAAAATACCACTCTATTTGAAGTAGTTCTTGGATTAGTAGTTGTACCTGTTTCAAGAGCCCCTATATTACTACTAGGTTTTGATACTGGTTCTGTAAAACTTGTTGAGCTAAACGCTAGAAAATCAGAAGCTTTAGGTTGTCTTTTTAAAAATCCAGTTCTAGCAGCGTTAAGTGTAAAAGTTAACGAGAAAGGATTTTTCCCAGTGCTTCCGCCTCTTTGTACAGTTATAGAATTAGCTGTATTAGCTTGTGGACTTGTAAATGCCGTAACGCTATTTGGTGTTGACCCGGCAATAGTAACTGTAGTTGCTGGATATTGATATATTACTTTTTGTAATAGATCAGAGTTAGAGCCCGTAGATTTATTTAAATCCAGTGATCCATCAACAAATCTAGCTTCTACACCATCTATATGACTTGTTCCATAAGCAGATTCTGCAAAAAGTTTTATAGTGTAAGTGTTTGGGTTATTGCCAGAGCTTAAACCTCCAGCTGGAAAAACTATTTCACCTTGATAATAAGACCCTATTACCTTTCTATTTTTTAATCTCTTATAAGTACTAGTAAATGTATTTGTAGAAAAATTGTAGTAAGTTGTTGTGCTACCGGTTAGTTTTTCAACAACAAGGCTAAATATAGAGCCGTTACTACCAACCACTCTGTATTGTCTTGACTCTCCATCATTACTAATGTAATTAGTGTCTATTTCAAATTTTCTTATAATCATATTTTATTTATTTACTGCTTTCTTGTATTTCAGAAGCAACTGTGAATAATTCTGCATCGCTTGTTGATTCGTTAACAATAGTTATATCAGCATAATAACCTGAGATACTAGCTTTGTTTGCTCTTAAATCTTTGGCAAACATTAAAAGATCTCCCTGTTCAAGTACAGGGGTGTTTGATACGTAGTTTTGTTGTTCTACAACAATAGTTTTAACAGTGTAACCAGGATAAATCTCTTCGTTAATATTTTTTATGGGACCATACTTCACAATATTTGAGTGATCCGCACCACCCGCTAAGTCAGATGCTTTTACGTAATATAAAATATCATTTACTTGCATAGATGAATTTACACTTCTAACTTGCAAGCTTAAATCATCTAGTGGCGTTATAACACCGTTGACATCTGTTTCCTCAAATTCTGGCGTAAGCAATAGTAGCCCGGCACTTTGCACGCTTGTTAAAGCAAGATCTTCAGCGGCAATTGTAGGTCGCTCTATACCATGTATATAATTATAGTATTTGCCTTCTTTTTCTACAAATTCACTTACAGTGGCCATTCCTTGATCCGTTTTAACTCCGTTGGCAAGAACATACCAATCTTTTGTACCTTCATAATCTACAGTGTTGTAAGTTTTTATAACGCTAGGCGCATCGTTTAGTAAAACGTTAACTCTAGAAAAATATTGATCTCCATAGAAATTATTTCTACTTTGCGCTTCATCATGATGTTTGTAAATTTTACCCTTGTCAAACGTATAATAATCTCCAGAACATCCAAGCCCAGATTCTGGTACAAAAGATTTAAAGCTTGTCCAGCCTTTTACATTTTCATTAAATGTGACTGATCTTGATGATAACGGCAAAGTTACATTGTATTCGTCTTTCTTTTTATCGTAAGTACCTAGCAAAGTGTCGGCATCTTTTAACTCATCTCTAAAAAAATCTTTCATACCATGTAGAGATATAGGCGTTAAGCCATCTTTAGATAACCTCATAACAGTACCTCTTTGTTTGTCTGTAAAATAAGATCTGTAAGCTTCTGAAACAAAAGATTCTGGATTTTTAGATATACCGTAATTACCAACAAAAGGCATAGATTGTCCTAATACGTTTTCATTTGCTGTGAGCTGGGGATTTCCATCGGCATTATAAACAGCATCTTTATTTCCTAAAACTCTAAGAACCTTATCTTCACAAAGAACAACTAAATCAGAGTCTCTAGTGTGAAGTTTTTGAATACTACCATAAGTAGGATTTATTTCTTTAGTAATTTTTTCTGCTTGAATAAATTGATTTAAATTATTAACACTACCAATGCTGTTATATATACCAGAAAATATCAAACTATTAGATCTTTCCTCTTGCTTATAATCTTCAAAAATAGTAGAAACCCTAGCTCCAGGTGTTAAAAAAGGTTGATTAAAGTTATCTCTAATTCTGTTAGACTCTACACCATTGCCAAAAGAATAGCAGTTGTGCCAACTTAAGGTATAGCCAAAGTTATGAGTGTTAGGGTTTAAAGTAAACTCATTAGTTTTACCATTGGTTAAAGCGCCAATACCAGCAACTTGTATATGATACACAGTTCCGTTTGGAGTTGTTATTTTAAGTAACTCACCTATATTTATGTTTCTTGCTGGAGTATATACCATTTTTATTTATTTTTATTATTGGGACTGTCTCATATTATCTATAGTTAGGTATAACTCTTACAACCGTAGCATCGTTTGATAAAGTTATTTCCCCACTTGAACTTACGTTTGTTATTGTTGTTCCTAAAGGTATACCATTACTACCTATATGCTCTACAGTAGATCCCACTGGTATTATATCCTCTAAACGATTAGCATCAGTAGTTATTGGTATAGCTTGACTAGCTTCGTAGTAAATATCTAGCTCTTTATCTTTTTTAGGTTCTGTTTCAAATATAGCTGGACTAGATGAAGACAAAACATCATCAGTCTCTTCACTAGAAGCAATAGTAAGAAACTGCATAGTATAACCAACAGCATCAACGCCAGTTTTAGTTTGACTCAAACCACCTTCGTTAAAAAAGTTAAGATTTTTTGCTGAGTTTTTACTTAAACCATTCATAGTGTATTGGGCAAAATAAATATCGTCAGTAGTAGCTATATTACCAAACTTACCACTTGTATTTGCTCCATTTAAATCTCTTTCTCTTCCGTCGTAGCATTTAAAATAAATAGTCCAACTAGAGCCATTGTTCACTATATCAGTAATCACTCCAAGAGAATCATCATGAAGATCAGTCGTATCATACTTATATAAAACCATACCCACTTGCAGTTTGTGACTTTCACCAGTTGCTTGATCAATACCAGTAATACTATTAACCACTATATTTGCGTCACCGTTGCTCTTGTTAACAGTGGGGCTTGCATCTGCTGTTAATAATTTAAGATCTAACCCATTTGGAACTTTTGCCTTCCATGTGTCAACAGGGTTCCAAACAGCCTCTTTATCTAAAAATAATTTGTAAACAACTGTAAAATTACTAGCGTCTAAAAATGAACTGCATCTGTAATCTGTTAAAGCAGCACCATTATCATCACAAATACTATGATTGCCTAATAAAGATTTTACTTGGCCTTGATAGTGATTGTTATTATTGGGAGGACTATGGTCGTATGCTTCTTCTATATTATCATATACAATTCTGTGAAATAATTGAACATCAGTTATACTATAAACCGTTTTTGTAGGATCTTCTTTAAACATAAATCTACTACCAACCGCTAACTGTTTTACAAAATCTCCTTGAGTAGCTGCGTAATTTAAATTTTGCTCTCCAATATCAAAAAAGCCTAAGTCTATGTCAGGTCTTGGGGCTGGGAATGTATTTTGCCAACTAGTGTTAGGGGAAATTCCACCAAAACTTATTGTCAATGCGCTAGAACTGGTACTTGACCAATTTTGCCATCCAGGATATTTAGTTTTCCAAACTGTTTGGTTTGTTGAAGAGTTTTGTGGTTGATCATTACTAACCTCGTAGCCTTTGTCAATAGGAATACTTGCAGAGTGTCTCATTTTTGTTATAAACCAAACATCTTCAAATTTATTGTTATCTCTATCATCTTCAAGATCTATTCTTGTACTTCTACCTATAGCAGGCATCATTTCATACGGGACTAAAGTTTCAGTATTTATACCTCTAAAATAAGCTTTCCATCCTTTCATGTTGTTAACATGTTTGGCACTATAACCCGCAGAACCGGTGCTAGTACTGTCTGTAGCATAATCATAATCACCATGACTTTCTAAACTATCTATTCTTCTCTCCCAATATTCTTTTAAACTTCCAACTTGTGGATCGTTAGGCAATAATATGTTTTTAGTTGCTGATCTACCTAAATCAAAACTACCAGCAGCAGTAAAAGTATCAGCGCCTTCCCAAAACTTATCATAACCACCATGATGATCTGGAAAGTTGTATAAATCACTAGATTCGTCACTTTCAGCTAAATATATTTTTTTACTAGTGGTTTGCGACGTAACATACTCTTCACTCAAAGTAAGATTTGGATCTATTTTATTGAAACTGGCATCTTGTGCTATTTTTACAAAAAATCTACCATCAAATTTTGGTAAATTTAACGTTTGTTCTTGTATTATACTAAGCCAAGTTGCATCTAAAACTAAAGTTGCTCCGTTTTGACCTGTTGGATCATCTGTAAACTGCATAACATCAAGTCCAAACTTACCTTCTACATTGACATGAAAATCACCACTAGTACTGTCGGCTTTAACTGATTTTATTTTATATTTTTCTGACACGTTGGAAAAGTTAGCGCTACTAAAAACTAAATAATACTCTGTTCCAACAGCCCTACGTTCATAATATTTATCAAAATCCTCAAAAGCACTATTACCAAACTTGTTTTGATTTAAAAGAAATTCGTCATTTTCAAACAACGGGATTGTGCTAAAAAGATCATTACCCGCTGCGTGATATTTTTTCATCAACAAAGAATCTTGTTTTTTAATATAATCTGGTGCTTCGTTTGAGATGTCTATAATTTTATATTTTGCATCATCTGTAATAGCATCATTACTATCAATACCTTTTTTTAAGATTATATTATCATCTATATCAACTTTATTTCTATCAACAGATGGAAAGGCTAACCATACATTACCATCTTCAGCATCATAATACCTATCCATAGCCATGTTGTAATATTCTCCTGAAGTATCTTTAACATAGAACTTAAAATATTGCATGTTAATAGGGTGACCATTTGTTTTTATTTGAACTAAAAATGAGTTTTGCTCATCCGCAAAAGACTTGTCTAATCTAACTGTAGATTGTGAATTTGTTAGAACTGGCGTTTCTCTACCATATTTATCTGTGTAAACAACGCCTAATTGGTATTCTCTCTCAGATTTAATTGATGACTCACCAAAGTTATTTCCGGAGTTTTTAGAATCTATATTTACATCTAAGTCTAAAAGATAATCATTTAAAGAACTATTTGTGCTAGATAAATTATAATTCTGAGTGTAGTTACCATAAATTACTCTATTACCAATAACCTCTTGAGACAACGCCTTTATAGGCACATTGTCCCAAAGTCTTAACAACTGATTGTCAGGTAAAATACCGTTGATAGTTTCTTTGTTTATTTTATAAACGTTTTCGTCATTTTTTAAAGTATCTACAACATAAACAGAGGGTGAACCTTCTTCTTTGTAAAGTATATCTACAGAAACAACATCGTCAGGCTTGTTATACATTATTGATTTTTGTCCTTCACCACCTAGTGTAATCTCTTTAATATGATTTTCCATACCAACATTATAACCTTCTGTTGGCTTGTATAAAAAACCACCAGGTGAAAAAACTACATCTGTAAAAGGCGCAAATGAAGAGTATTCACCGTCTTGATATTTATATCTATATGAAAATCTAGGTAATTTCTTTTCAAATAAAATATTAGCTTGTCTTGATACATCAATTAAATAATCTAATTGCGTCTCTCCTCCAAGTGGGATCGGTGGAATTCCATTTACACTAGTTACTTGCACTTCCACTTTAGCTTGAGTACTATCAATTCTTCTTATATTTATATTGCTAATTTTTCCTTTAAAATTATATGTCGTACCGCTAACTGTAACGGGTTTATTTTCGAACACAATAGAGTTTGGATAATTTTGACCTTGAGCTGGACCGTTGACAAAAAACCCACCATATTGGTCGTTAACAACAAAAGAGTAAGTACCAGCGTCACTAGTCGATAATTCGTCAAATGGCTCTGATAAACTAGCAGTATAAGTAGTTGTGGAAGGATGTTGAACGTAAAGAGCTTGAGTTGTGCCTGTATCACTATTAAATAATCTTATCCACAACCGACCTTCTAGTTCTGAGTTTGAGTTTACATCTAAATCAAAAGATATTTCGTAATGTCTACCATCTTTTATCTCTTCTCCACTACCTGCGTGATAAGTGTAATAGACTAGTTTTTGATTAGATGATCCAGCAGTTACCTCGTATTCACCACTTCCTAAACTAGTCCAACCAGTCCCAACCCCAACATGTGCGGACGGAATGTCATGACCTGAATTAGAAAATTCATTGTAAAACCAATTTGTTATAAAACCTTTAAGGTCCCAATTAGCATTTAAATCTAATGGTGTCGTTGGAGGTACACCAGGAGAATCAAATCTTTTTAATATAACAGAGTCTCCAGTATTCCAATCTAAAGTAAAATCATTAGATCCATTTATATCTGTTTCTATTATTGTTTGAAATTTATCTCCAACACTTATACTTGAGAAGTCAAAAATATCTCCTTGTGTGGAGTTTAGTATACTGTTGTAGACAGAATCACTATCAGATATAGTAACAACACCAGAATATGTACTTAACGCATTTCTAGTTTTTATTTTTTCTAATGTTAAAGGGATTTTTGGAGCTTTTTTTATGACAGTAACGTCATCTAAGTGAAGAGTTCTAATATCTGTGTTGTTTACAACTAATTTTGTTGCGGTTGAGAAATCAGTAGTTCCTAATTTACAGTTTGTTATATTTATTTTTTTAGGTTCATTAATACCATCTGTCCAAAATAGCATATCATCTATTATATTTAGACCTGTTATAATATTAGTAGAATCAAATTGTAAAATATCATTAGTAAGATCAACAACAACTGGCTCTATAGTACCAGTTTTTACATCATACTCTAAAATATAAGATGATGGTGATTCAAAAAATGATATTGATAGAATTTCTAAAGTCTTGGAAAAATGCTGACCGTTTACAAGCTCAAATTGTAATCTCATGTTAGGCGAGCCATTATTAGACGCTTCGTCAAATACAAAGGTATTTTTATATAATAAATTTGTAGAAATGTTGGTGTTACCACTAGGGCTCATAGAACCGCTGTTAGTCAAATAGTTGTCGTTTAATGGTCTGTAGTCAGAATCTCCTGGGGTATATCCCGCCATAAAAACCTTGTTTGGTGCAGGATTTCCCGATGTGTGATATACTGCTCCTCCAATATTATTAACACCAAACTGTATTTCTATTTCGTATTTTTTACCATCTATCAGTTGTAACACACTAGTATCATCACCAGTGCGATAACCTGGATAACCAATAACACTTGAGTTAGAACTATTATCACCAATTGTTTGAATTGTAATTTTTGGAACTGGAGATGATGCGTGAGCAACTCCAAACCAAGCGGGATCATTCGGGTTGTACCAGTTGAGTGAGTTTTCAATTTCACTAATAGGAGAATCAAACTCTACTTCACTACCGACATCTTTAACGAACCAGTATATCTTGTCATTTTTCTCATCAGCAATACTTGCCACACAAAAAGCTTGATCACTAATAAAGTCTTGGTTAGCAATTAAAGAATTACCTAACACATTCTGAATGGTACCAACCTCTCCACCATCCGAAGTTGACACCTGAATGTTTTCCGCATGTCTATATTCTCCATTAGGAACAATTCTCTCATCAAGATCCTTGTTCATTTTACCACTGGTAAAATTATGCTTAATCTCTGGCATGTATTACGATTTTATTTGTTTAGATTTGTTTCTTAAAATTTGAGTTATTTCATTTAATTTTATATTTGATAACCTTAGTTTAGCATTTCTTCTTGAGGCTTTTTTGTCTTGCTTGTATCTTCTTATTGCATATTCTGGAACATTTGGTCTAGCAGACATAATATCACATAATATTGATTTATACATAGCTTCTTCTGCAAATTTATGTACTTGCATTTCCCCATCAGTCCCAAGACTATCACTTATATAATCCAGAATTACAGTTTTACCACTAACACCAGAACTAAAGTTAATATATCCTTTTAAATTATCAATATAAAAACTACCATTTTCTTGAGCATGTTCTGGAGTTAAACCATATCTTCTACCTTCGTTCAAATGTAAACCCCTTTCTTGATCGTAGCTATAAGAATCATTTGTATTATTAGAACTTGATTTATAAGTATCCCAAGCAGTAGAATCTTTTCCTAATGGATCTCTATGTTGTAAATTATCTGGTGGAACATTGTTTTTGCAGGTAACTGATCTTATTAAGTTTTTTACAGGACCACTTGCCGTCGGTGTGTTAGGTGGTATAGCGGCAAAGTTTGCAGCTCCTTGAAATTGTACTCTACTTGTTATCATAAAGTAAAGAAAATCATATTGAGAAACATCTAAGGTTTCTTCTTTTAAAGTGTCAGTTCCAGCGTCAGCAGAACCCCATTCTAAATACGCTAAAGATTGTTCTTTAACTCTAAGGTTTCTACTAAGCCACCCAACTTTGTTTTCCTGAAAATTGGTACCCCTGTCTTTTATATTGTTTTGCCCTGGTCTTTCTTGAATTGCAACAACAACTTCTCCCGCGTCTTGATTAGTAGCTGATTCAGCAACATTAACAGTCGCTCCAAAATCTAGAAACTCCATATTTCTAACATCTATTCTATGCCATGCGCCTAAAATATGCCCAGAATATACAACACCATTTCCATCAATAAGTGCAGATCCAGAATTATTAACATTTGATCTTTTTACTGGTGTTGATGCGTGTCTAAACTCTAAACTACCACTTGAAGGCGTCACTTTAGTACCACCAGCATAGTTAAAACTATAATTCCCAGCAGTTAAAACATCTGGATAAGTAGCTGCGTTTTTTACCACTTGTGGCACTCCTGTTTTTTTCCACTGAATAGGAAGCACTGCTTTATCAAAAGAAGGATCTGTTACTAAATCTAACCCATCTTGAAAGTCATAAGTACCATCATCTTCTTGAAGTATTGAAAATGGGTTTGAAGTATGTTTAGTAGGATAAAGAGGATGTTTTATACCTTTTGTATCTACCCATGAAACATGAGTGTAGTTAACATAATCATGTGGAAGAATCATTTTAAGAGAGGGCGGTAAAACTATTTCCTGAGCTTTTATAGATTTAAAAGTATCAAATGAAAACTCTTGCAATGCTCTCATTGCATGAAAAGCAATATCCGCTCTTTTTATTCTAGGTATTATTTTATCTTCACCAACATAAGCAATTTGAAATTGACTTACAATATCGTCTAAAGATGTAAACTGGTAAGATCCAAATTCACCACTATCATAATAATTTTGTTGTGTTGTATTGTCTAGTAATCCCATTTATTTATTGTTTTTCTTGTTGTACCTTAGCCCCTTCAAGACTTACAGCTGCTTGAACAAGTTGAGGTTTTTCTATTGATATACCAGCTAGTGTTAATATTCTATATACTAGTTCGCTTTCTTCAGATGGGTGTAATTCAAAATCTTCAGAGTTTGTATCATTCGCAAAAAACGGTTTGTCTTCTACCATGAAATAATTCCAATTTGGTTTTTGAGGTGTTCTTATATAACTAATATAAACTTTATCTACAGTTTCATCGGTAGATGGATTAGGATAAACCCTCACTCTATCCCAGTATCTAGATTTATCATCTGATAATTCAGAGTATCTTGTATATACTGGTCGTTTTTTTGAAAATAACCCTAATGGTGATTCGTTATATTTATTTAATTCTGTTAATTGCATCTCCTCAGCAACTTTATAACCAGATTCAACTTGATAATCAACTCTAACCATTGTTAGTCTCCAAAAGTCCTGAAACATAGAAAGATCAACCCTACCGTCATCTAGCACAGTAGCAGATTGATCAAACCTTTCAAATAAACTTATTTTTTCTTCTAAATTGTTTATCATGTCAGAATAAACCGTGTTGTTACCCGGTATTCTTCTAAATTGATTTAAGTCATAAAAATATTGCTCAAATATTTCTTTTTGAGCTTGATCAGCAAATAAGTTAAACTCTTGTGGAGTTATGTAGCCCCTTTGTTCTTTGTTAGCGAGTGCTAATACTTTTTGATATACTGTATCTATACTTATTGCCATAATTTGTTTTTTGTAGTTTGCGATCGCCCCGTAGAGCGACCGCTCCTACAGTTTGATTACTTTAATTGTTTTTCTATATTTGCATATATTTCCATACCTTCATCAGTTTTAAACCAAGCGGCTAAAGCTGAATATGGATGCTCATCAAAAGGTACGTTCATTAATTTTCTGTTGTTAGAACCCCATGAAAAAGTTCTTTGATCAGAAGATAATTTTAATATACCTAACTCTGTAGCTTTAATACCAAAGTTTCTAAGTTGAACGTTATCATCGTTAACTAAATCTAAAAACAACCCTGGGTTTCTTTTAGCATATAATAATAAATCACGTTTAAGTTCTTTAGAACTCATCTCTGACACTCTAGAACCTATTTCAACCCTCATGATAGCTTCAGCCATGTCAATATCCATGTTCATTGCTTCGTTTAACGCTTCAACTTCCATTTCTAAAACATCAATTTCATTTTCTGCTACAACTTTTGGTTCGTGCTCGTAATATATTTGATCTTTGTTAGGGTGATATAAACTTAATAGTTTCTGCAATACTGTTTTTTCTTTTTCTACAAATAAATTACCATTTCTAAAAATAATATGATCTAATCTTTGATCACCTACCATTTCGTCAACAAATGGAGTTTTTTGATTTTGACAGTATTTAAGTTCTCTTTCGTAACCTTTTTCTTCGTCAAAATAGTAAATATTAGCAGATCTAATCATTCTAGATAAAGGTTTTTTATTGCCCTTTAGATAATACATTCTATCTTTTATCTCCCATCCTTTTTTTGCAGGTTCAACTTTTTTAGGTTTTGGTGTTTCAACAACTGGTGTTTCAACAACAGGTACCTCTACCTCTTTTTTTGTTTCTTGTTTTTTTGCCATAATATAATATATAATAAAATTAATAAAAAATAAAAGGAGGGCAGAGAGCGTTTACATGCATGCCGCCCTCCTTTTAATAATAAGTTGCTTATTTCATTAACATGAAATTGTTAGCACCTTGAGTAACTAAACATCTTTCAGAAAGCATGTGGAGTTGCATTGCATCTAAAGCAGATGTAGCAGCACCAACTGAACCAGTAGTCCATGTTTTCATTCGTCTGTTATCAGTTTGTGAAGCTCTGTATCTAACATGTAAGAAAGGACGTTTCATGTTCTTTCCTAATTGTTGGTCATACACAGAAGATACACCAGCAGGGATTACAACCCCTCTAATCGCGTTAGCACCAGCAGTAGCGTTTACACCACCTCTAGTAGCTAAGTCATTTAAGTATCTCATGTCAGACTTGTAGAAGTCATAAGAACCTCTTCTGAAACCAGAGAAACCTAAATTAAGTGCCATATCTTGTGAGTTGTTGAATACTCCGTAAGAAGTACCACCAGCACCATAAGAATTCATAGAAGCTAACATATCATCCATTGCAAGAGACGTAGCTCTGTTTACGAATAACATATTTTCTTCAATAGCACCTTGCTTGTCAAACTCAGCTAAAATAGCATCAAATTCAGCTAAATCAGTAGCAGCATTAACACCAGTTACACCAGAAGTTGTATTACCTCTATCTTCGATAGCAGCAAATAAACCTTCAGTACCAACTGTATCGCCAGAACTGTTTCCTAAGAAAGTATCAACACCTTGAGCAGCACCAGAAGCACCAGCACCAAAGTTGTGAGAGTTGTCATCACCAAGTTCACCTTCTAACATTGCCATTTCTAAGTAATCAGTAAAACGAGCTCTTGTATCAGCTTCAGCTTTTAAGTACCAAAGATAACCACTTTGTCCAGTTTCAGAAGTTACTTCAACCCAACCAATTTTAGAAGCATCAGATCCTGATATTTCGTAGTAATCTCTAATTATAATTGGTTTGTTAGAAAAAGTTTTGAATTTTGGCTCAATAGCTTTTCTAGTGTCAGCAGCAGCTGTACCAGCAGCAGTATAGTAAGCCATACCTTTTGCATATTCAGAACCGTAAACCATTAAAGTTGTACCTTTGTTAGTAGTGTTTTGAGCAACTGTGCTACCGTCATATATAGCTACAGTAACGTCACAATCATTAGTACCAGCAAAACCTGTTACTAAACCTTTGTAAACACCATTAGCATTCGATATAATAACAGTATCGTTTAACTTAACACCGTGTGTTACTGAAATACCAGCTTCAGCGTAATTATTTCCATCAATATCAGATTGTATTGTAACAACCGGAGTAGTAGAAGCAGTACTATCGATATCACATAAATAAGATAAATGTAAACGACCTTGCTCAGACCAAATAACTTGGTCAGCAGTCATCGCTTCTTCAGCACCTACTTGAGCTAAGAAACCTGAAATAGTTCTTTGTCCGAATACTTCAGCTTCTTTCTCCATTAGGTCTGGTACATATTGTTGTCCCCATCCAGACGAGCTGTTGAGGTCTAGGTAATTTGTAGATAGTGTTTGCTTTATTGGAGCTGGAACACTATTCAAATTAGTTCCACCTGTAATTGCCATAATTTTGTAATTTTAAATTGTTATTTATTTTTAATTTTAAACTTAAAATCAGAAGAGTTGTCTCCTAATACTTTTACCTTCATTCCATTAGAAACAATTTCTTTATGAGCTCCTCTTGGATCCATATTTATATTTTTGGCTTTTGCAATAGTTTCTTTAGTTGCGTCAGCCTTTCCTTGTTCGTAGAAATGATTGGCAATTGCGTCAGCATTCATAGCTGTATATAATGACTTATGATATTCTTTAGCATTCACTAGCGCTCCCTTTTTATCGACAAACTTTGTCATAAAATTAGATAAGTCACTTTGAGTTGTTTTTACCTTACCAACATCTTTAACATTAAATCTAAACTTTTTTTCACCGACTTGGTATTCAAAACCTTTAAACTTATCGTTGAATAAATTGTTTGTTTTTTGTTCAAAAACTTTGGTGTTATTATCTACAACTATTTTAGTTTCTTCTGACTCTTTGTTATATCTATTAAAGAAATCTACGGCTTTTTGTTGTTCTTTGGTCAACTTTGACCCAGCTTTAATTTCTTCATAGTATTTGGACTTTTGCCCGTCCAGATGGGCCTTAGCACTGGCAACTTGCTCTTTTAATGCTAATTTTTTTCTTTTAATATCTCTTTCTTCATCTACTTCCTCGTCATACGAAAAAGAATCTTCAATTAAAAACTCTACTTCTTCAGATGTCAAATGAGATTTAGTTTGTTTATAGTACTCTCTTAGTACTGTCATATCGTCATAATTAGAAAAATCTTGATTAAGACGAACGTAATCTTCTAATGTACCACCAGTTTCTTCCATAAAATCTACAACTTTTTGTAAATTTTCAGGTATTGCTTTACCAGTTTCTTGAGCCTCTGTCATAGCCTCTTCAACTTGCTCAGCTAAATCTTCCGCTTGTTCTTGAGTCTCTTCTTCAGTTATCTCTTCTAATACTGGGGCTTCTTCTTGTGTTTCTTTTTCCGGTTGTACTTCTTCTTGTTTTTCTGTGGGCTCGGCATTTTCAGACTCTGCAACCACTCCGCTGTCGTCAGCGTTATCTTCTTTAACTTCATCTTCTTTTGGTGTGTCTAAGTTAACGACATAATCTCCATCTTCGTTAACGTTTGGTTTTTTAGTTTCTTCAACTGATTGTTCAGTTGCTTGTGTAGTTTCTTCAACTACTTCTTTGTTTTCTTCCATAATATAATATAATAATAATTAATAATTGTTATCTAGGGTCAAAAGCCTCTAAATTAAATCCTCCTCCTAGTATATCATTACCTGCGGACTCAAAGTTTTTAGGTGCTTTACCACTATTTCTTTGCTCAATCATTTCTGACTGTTGCGTTGCTTGAATTTTTGTTCTCTCATCTTTACGATCTTCCTTTTCTTTTTCTCTAGCGCTTAAACCTTTTGTTTCAGCGTTTTTAAGTTGCATGCCATACTCAAACTCTAATTGCATTAACTGTTTCTTATACTCTACTTCTTGCTGCATTTTTTGAGCGTCTAACTGTGCTTTCATTTGCTCTAATTGAATGTCATTTTGAACAACAGCTTGTGATTTTTGTATTTCAATCTGAGCTGCTTGTTGAGCAGCTTGAGAGTTTGATTGCGCTTGAGCTTGAATATTTTCCATCTGCATCTGTCTATCTAATTGCTGCTTTTGAGTTCTACGCAATTTAAGTAGTTGGTTGGCAACATTTATATTTTTAACATCTCTAATATCTATAGCGTCTTCAAGATTTATAGTTTGTTGCTGAAGTGCCATTTGAATATTATTTTCAAGTAATTGCTTTTCTTCTTCATCTGGTTGTAAGTTTATAAATATACCAAAGTCGTAAAGATGTAATTCTTTCATATCTTCTAGCGTAGCTACGTTATGTGCACCTATAGATTGTATAAAAGCTTTTTTAGTTGGAGAGTATTCTATAACATCTGATATTCTAAGAGATAAACATTCTGCAGTGTGTGCAGTTAAATATAATCCCGCTTGTAATATGTGTCTTGTTGCTGTATTTGAGTTTGCTGCCGCTAACTTCTGTACTCCAACTAAAGCATTTTTTTCTGGCATACTACCATCTCTAGCCTCGTTTAATCCAGTTGTATCTCTTATCATTTGTAGATAATAATTGTAATTACCTATAAGTGATTGCATTTTATTACCACCAGATCCTGATGTAATTTCTTGAATAGGTATTTTACCAGCATTAGTCTCACCTTCTTGAGTGTAAGATCTACCAATAACAGATCCTGTTTGGAAGAACATATTTAAAGCTTCTTGTGGATTGTAATTCGTACCATTACCTAAATCAACTTCAGCTAGTCCATCAGCATCTAAATAAACACCATCTGGAACCATACGTGATAACACTTGTTGTAGTTTCAAATGTGTTAACTGTATCATATCGGCAAATCCAGTTATTCTACTTACTAAAGACTCTATTCTACCCTCGTACATTCTAGGTGCAACTATAGCGTAATTCATTTTAACCTTGGTAAAATTACTTTTCTCTCTAACCATGTTTTTAGCCAACTCCCACTTTAACATCTTTTTAGTACCTAATATTATAGCACCATCGTATAAAACTTCTATTGAATTTTGTAATTTACCAAAATTACCCTCCATATCTTTTGGAGGATTATAAGCGTCAGTTTTAGGTATTACTTTTGTAGCCCCAGTACCAGTTTTTTTAATCTTATAAGTTTGATTCATATAAGTTTTGTAATTAAAGTACAAAACTTGAACAGTGTTATTATCGTTGTTTTTAGCTAAATTCCTAGTATGGTAATTGTTTTGGTTATGAGTTTTGTTTTTAACAATATCTTTTATCTCTTCTTGTGTTAAATTTGGAAACTGTGAAACAAGTTCGTTTAAAGGTATAGTTTTAACTTCTCCTACATAATAAATATCTTCAAAATAAGGAGACTCAGTATAAGAATAAACTATATCAGCTGGATCAACATAATCTATTACTATACCTCGAGAGGTATTGAATGATGTTTTTACCACACCTATACCTAAAACAGTTAAATCATAATAAAAACGTTTTTTAATTAACTCATAATTATTACCCTCAAATAGTGTGTTTAACGCTTGCTCTTCTGCTATTTCTATACTTTGTTTATAAGTTAACTGCATGTGTAACTGCAACTCTTCTATAGTCTCGGGTAATTCAATATCTGTCTCTCTAGTATCAATACCTAATTGTAAATTTGCCTCATCTGACTGTCTCTCGTCCATATCAGACATAACAGACATCATGTAATCAGTTCTTTTTGCTACACCATACTCATCTTGTGAATATGCTTTTATATCATAAGTTCTTTCTGCAATACCATTTACAACTATATCCACAAACTTAGGTATAATAGGGACTGGTTTCCAGTCTAAATTAAGATAGGACAAATCACCGTTTATAGATAACTCATCCTTATATTTTTGTATTGATTGTTCACCTCTAGCGTACATCCTTAAATTATGAAAATTGTTTTGGTAATTTTCATACTTATTATTTGTATCGGTATTAAACCACTCTGCTTCAATAGCTTTAGCTACTTTTAACCCATATTCTTCGCTTTGCTTTTCAGCATCACTAACAGCTTGGCTTGGAAAGAAATTTTTTACAACAGACTCTGCCATATTTATTTTTTAATTAATTTAGATGTATTACCTTTGTTGTTATATGTAGCAATACTTAAGTTCAGTTTAGGTTTTTGTATTGGTGCATTTGGTCTGTAAAGGTGTCTATTGTTAGCCATAATAGCTAAACCAGAACTAATAGATGCATCATGCTTTGTTCTCTTATTTATATCGAATCTAGCCCAATCGTTTAATAATTCATTAAAGTACAAATCTCCAAACGTTCCATCTTGCTTTATACCTACGTGATCTTGAATATACATTTCGATAGCAGCAGCGTGGGCTTGTTTTATATCTTCACTTGAGTTAGGTATTCCACCAACTTCTTTTTCTGAAACAGATAGTTTGTTCCATATTTTATCCGGCCTATTCATACTAAAGCCTCTATATCCTCTTCTTTTTAAATAATATAATAATCTTGGTTTATTGTTCTCCGCAAGTATTGGCATTCCATAAAATACTAATGCCATTAAAACATCTTCAAAAAATATTTCTGCAGTTTGTGGTCTTGCTAAGTATTCTAAAAAAAAGCTGTTAGCAGGCGCATCTTCCATACTAAACTTAGTTAAACCGTGTAAAGCTCCTTTAGATCCCACACCATCTACGGTTCCTGATATGTCATAACTATCACAACCAAAAGCTCCCATGTGTTCATTACCAGGCCATTTAATACCATTTTTTATAATAATGTTATTCTGTATATTAGAGGGCGGTGTCCAACTTATTTTAAATCTACCTTTAGGATCTGGATAAAATATTACTTTAGAATCTTTAACACCATTAATCCATTGAAAATTACCCCTTGTAATTCCCAAGGTCCTAGACATTTCTTCGTTATAATCTATCTGCTCATATATTTTAACTAAGTTAAATATACTGTTCTTAGTCTCGTCTCTAAAAGCGTGCTCAGTAGTTCTTGGAAATTGTCTGTAAAATTCGTTTAACGCGTCTTGATCGTTTTTTAAACCGTCGGCCTCGTTCTGCCAACTGTCTATAACTCCTATGTCTATTAATTCCCCATGTGGGTCGAAGACATCATGATCCGGAGTATTGAAGATTGGGCTTCCATGCTCATCAATAAATCCTTCGTAGTTCCACTCCATTGGGATAAAAAGAGAATATAGACCAGACGCTGTCTGTCCATTTCTGTTTCGCTTAGTAACGTCTGATGCATTGTATAGTTTTTTAAAGTTTTCTCCACCTTTATCTAAAGCGTTTGATGTTGAGCCCATCATACATTTACCTATAATTCTACTACCTAATCGTAAACATGTTTTTGTAACTCTCCAGTTATTTAAAATATTATCAGGTCTTTCCCACTTACCACTCTCATCGTGCACTAATAGTTTTAGCTTTTCACCATCATAACTATTATCTCCTGTGTTCTTCCAATCTATAGTTGTATCTAATCCTTGTAAATCTTCTAGCTTTTCATTAGACGTTATTTTCTTTCTAGTAAACTTACTAGCCGGAACCCTATAAGCAAGTTCGGACTTGGGTCTGTCCATACCATCTTGGATGGGTGAGAAGAAAAATGGATAATTTATACTAATTGGCACTACTTTGTCAGTAAACATCTTTTTAGCATCAGCACCTGTTTTGGATAGTATTCCAAACCTTGCATCACTTGATATTGTAGCCTGGTTAACTGTTTCAGCTGATGACATAAAAGAGAATCCAGATCGTCTATTTTTAAGATAACACATTCCGTAACACCTTTTATCTGCTTTACAAGCTTCCCAAAATATAAAGAATAATCTATTTGCCTCTCTAAAATCAGGAGCACCTACGTCAATCTTACTCCATTGCAGGTACATATAATGAGTACCTGTTATGTATGTTGGTATACCGTTGTTGTTAAACCAGAAACCTTCTTCTCTTCGTTTAAATTCTTCGTCTATATAATCATACCACTGTGATTTCTTCTCTTCAGGATATGCTCTCCAGTCAAATATATTTTTAAGTCTACTTAATTCTTTAGGATATTCAAACTGTTTCCACTTTTTCTCCTTGTTGCTATACACACTACGCTCCTTTGGTAAAGCTATTTGGAAATTTTGTATTTCAATTATCTCTCCTATCTGACCGCTCTTAGATATAACGACAATATCATGTTCTTTATTGTAACCGTATTCCCATTTCTTACCCTTGTTAAGTCTACTTATTGTAGTCTTTTTTATAGGCTCTACCGTCTTAACTAAATCTTGCTCGTACATTATTTAGATCTACCTTCGGCGAATCCTTTAAAGATTTTTTCCTCTTTCTTTTCAGGTGTTTTTCCCTCAAGTAAGTTTTCTTCTTCTTGAATTCTATTAAGTATTTCGAATGCGTCAAATATAGCTAGTTTTTTAGTAGCTGCGGCATTTTTTAATCTATCAGCTGATATATCGTCATCAGAGTCTACAATAGCTTCTTTAGCAACTTTAATCAGTTCTTCAACTGCTTTATGCCCAGCTTGGATTATACTCTTCTTCGTCTCCTTGATATTCATATTTGATTGTAATAAAATTTGATAATACTCTATATAGTTTTTGACCGTCTATAATAAACTCATATTCTGAGCTAGGTCTAAAACCTATTAAGTCACCCTTGTTAACAGTGCCATCTGTATATTTAACAATACCAACTAAAGGTCTTTCTATATCTACATTTAGATTATTTGTAGATTTTATTGGAGCGACAAAGCAATAACCTTTCTGTGCGCGCCATTCGGTGTCTTTATGTAAAAATATTTGATCAGGTTGTACTAAATAAGTTTCTTCATTTATATAACTTCTGCTATTCTTTTCTGCACCGTGTTGATTATGCCATCTTCTGAAAACGTTATGATGAACAATCACAATATCATTTACTTTAATGTCTGTATCACCAATAATAGGTACTTCTTTGACAACAGCTTTTCTACTCACATATTGGTGGTTAGATATTTCTGTGTTAACTATAAGCTCTTTACCGCCTATGTCTTTTGTATTATTGTACCTTGAATTTATTGGTGTTACAACAAAGTTGTACACCGACCTCATTAATACTCTAAATTATATTCTACAGATACAGCCATGTTTTTATTAAAATCTTTCCAAGGAAGTACATCTTTATTCTTCTTAATATAAACACTAAACTTATCATCTTCTTCTATAATATCACATATAGTATGACCACCATACACCTCTTGCCCAACGGCATAGTGCATGGCGTCATTCTTATAATCTTTACCTATAGATATTTTACGAATCAGCTTCGACATCGTAGTTTATTTCTCCAGTTTGTATGTTAATATTTACTTTACCATACTCTTCTTCTAAAGCTTTTTGTTGCTCTTGAAGTTTTCCTTGAAGCATACCAACCTCATGCATAAGCATGTGTTTTCTAGATTCTATTCTACCTACTTCCATTTGCATGTTGTTAATAGGTGAAACTATTTCTTGAATTGCTTTTAATTGCTCTTCAGTAATATTTGTAGGTTTAAGGTCTACTACCTTTTCTTTCTTTTTTGCCATTTTTATTTAATTTAAGTTAATTTAATTTGTTTTTAATATTCTAATCCAAAATTGAATTGGATAGGTCCTCTGAAACATATTTCGTCATTATTAGCTAAGGCGTCAGTATGTGCAGCTTCCAAAGTAATTAGTACATCACTATCTACACTTTTTACAACACCAATTAAAGCTCCGTCAGCAGCAATTAATTCATCGCCAGGTGCAAACACATTTCTAGGATCTACACCGTCTACATCAAGTGAAGCGGTTCCACCTGCCGCTAAAGTAGCCGCATCAGTTTCGTTTAATAAAACTCCAGTACCAAAATCTTCACCACCTTCAATAGCTACCGCGGCTATCCATATACTTTGATAACCTGTTGTAGTACCCGGGTAGGTTGGATCTCCTTCTAACACAATATCTATTTGGTTTTGCACTTGATCTCCAACAGCTGTTTGATCCCATACATTGTATGATAACGTATATGTATCACTATTTTCCATTGCTGAAGCGTCTAAAATCTTGTGCCCTATTATATTGTTTCTACAAGCAGTCCAGGTAGCTTTAACTCTAGAATCAACGTTAGCAGCGGCTATTGAAGTTGGCGCTACCCCGTTTACACTTGTTGCAAAAAATATTTCCATATCTAATCCTGCGGCAGCTGCTCCCTCTGTACCTGCTACAATCATATTAAATGATTTTATAGCGCAAGCTCCTCTAGGTATTTCAAAACGATGCCAGTCAAATAGTACATCGTGCTGAGCGTAAGCAGTAGCTCCGGTTACATCTATATTTGGCCTTACTTTAGCCAAGTGATATCTTCCTTTTATCATAATTTTATTTTTTTACTTTTTCTAGTGATCTACCGCCGAAATAAGCACCGATCACAGTTATTAATACTAATTGTAAAAGATCTACATATGAGTCTTTTACGTTAAAATTTATTTTTCCCGCATCTATAAATATAAGAAGCATTGTGCATACTACTAAAAATATCAATACTAGCGGTCTTATATTTTTACTTAACCACGAGTCTGAGTTCATGTCTAGTTTCCATCTTTCAGTTACTTGTTTTTGCATCTCAGCCTCGTAACCCATAATTAAATCTTTTATCTTAGCTTCTGCAGCTAGCTTTTCTTCTTTAGTTGTTATTAGATTATCTAATACTCCACCTACGTTTTTTACTAACTCACCAGCTCCTGCTGAAAATATTTTACTTAACATCTGTATTTGTTTTTACTTTTTCAAAAGCACTAATACCAAAACATCCTAATGTTACCATAACAAACGAATTGTATATAGTGTCGTTAATTTCTAATTCTCCACCCCCTACATATCCCATGTATATAACGGCAGTACCTAAGTCTATAATAGCAAACAACACCATTACAGCGAAAGATATAAAACCAATAACATTTTTTTCATTTATGTCGTTTTGGTTCTTAAACAAGCTCCACATTACTTTTTCTTTTTCTTAGTCGTTTTTTTCTTAGTAGACTTTTTCTTCTTAGGTCTTCCAACCTTTGATCCATATGTTCCTTTTCCTCTTGGCATAATATTATCTGTTTTTGTCTTTAATCATATCGTCTATAGCTTTATTATAAACTTTATCCGTATATGATTTATTGTTATAAAATATACTTCTTTCCGAAGTAGGCATATCTTCTTCTCCTAATAAGATTCTATAAATCCTATTTATCAATTGTTTACATCTATATGACGTCTTGTACACACTATATTTAATAGTAGTGCGATTTCTATGTCTCCATACATCTATCCATCCGTCTTGTCTAAGTCTATCCCATCTTGCTTTGTCCCAAGAAAATGTATATGCTCCGTCCATGAAATCTTTTCGTGTGAATCTTCCTTCACAATCTAAATAAAATAAAAGTTCTAAGTCTGCGTCTAAT